CTAATGTATTATCAAAAGGAGTATCAGCTTTCTTAATTAATTCAGGAGGACCAACAAAAGTAGGTTCTGGAGGACCTGTAAAAGTAGGTTTGTCTGGCCCTACAAAATTTTTATTTTTAATATCTTCTTTTATTTTCTTTACTTTTGTTTTAACTGTACTTGCTAAAAAAGGAGTTGCTATTAATAAAGATTCCATTGCAGTAAGAGCTGCATCTTTACTCATAATGCCATTGTTATCAGCAAGATCTGCCGCAACATTCATTCCTTCTCCAACACTATTCATAGCTACATTAGTACCAGCTTGTTCAAATTCTTTTGTTAAACCTATTTGGTCAACAAACCATAGTACAGGTTTACTAGGATCTAACCACCAAGTTGATTCATCTCCAAAATCTCTTGAAATATTATATGTATCAAGACTTCTAGTTTTAAAAGCTTTAGTATAATCAAAAGAAGCATTAGGACCTTTTTCTTTGTATTCTTTTTTTAAATTTGCTAGTTCGTCTGGATTTAAAGCATTATAAATAGGAACAAGCCCTAGTGCTGTTATTTGAGTAGTAACAGTTGAAGTTACAAATTTAATAGCTGAAGCTAAAAAATTAACAAATGCTACTCCTTCACCTATTTGTTTACTAGGACTAGAAATTTGACTACCAAATTTTTCAATAGCATCAAAGATTAAAGTGGGATCTGTTAATAAAGGAAACTGATCATTTTTATCTATTGCTTTTTTAACTATTTCTTTAACAACTTTTTTATTTTCTTGAACCTGTTTATTTTCTTTAACCTTTTCTAAATTACTTGTTAAATTTTTTACATTTTCATCTAAAGTTATTCTATCTTCTACGGTAATACTATTATCTAATGTAGATAATTTTTGTATAAACTTATCTTTAAGATCTTTAGAAATGAATTTTGACTCTGAATAGTCATTAAGGATTTTTATTTTTTGTAACTTGGGAATAGTACTGTCTCCCATAATATCACTAATAGCTTGTTTAGTTGTATAATCTTGTTCTTGTATCCAAGTATTTTGTGCCGCTTTAACAGCAGCAGACTCCCCACTATTAACTAATTCACTTAGCATTTTATTATAATCTTCATAAGGATTAGCACTAGTTGCTGAAGCATAAAAAGCAGTATCAGAAGCTTCACTTATAGGAATAGGTTTAATAGGTAATTTAGTTGGAAGTACTTTAAAATCTTTATACTCTTCTTCAGTTTGTTTTAAAGTTTCTGAAAAAGGAATTAAGTTTTCTGGAACATAGTCATTAGAAATATAAGGACGAAGTTCTACTTCTGACTCAATTGTAGATTGCTCAGGTATAATAGGTTGTATTTCTGGGGTTATAGTATTACTTTGTAATTCCATTAGTATGATTTTCCTACTGTTGGTATTTTAAATAAAGTACCAAAACCACCAGCAGCAGTAAATATACTAGATCCAGCATTACTAATAGATTGCCATCCTGCAGATTCACCTGCAGCTGTTGAAAAATCTGTTTTAGCTTGTCCAATAGCACTAGCAAATCCTGATGCTCTATTTATATTAAAAATATTACCCGCTTCTGATGAAGAAACAGCTCCAATACCACCAACAGAACTAGATGTTCCCATACCACCAAGGCCTGCTCCAGCAGTAGAAGTTACAATTTGAGCTCTTTTAATTCTAGCTTCTTTCATTTGAGCAATTCTAGCTTTTTGAGCATTGACATCATTAAGTCTACTTTCTAAAGCAGCTCTTCTATCTTCAGCAACAGCAGCTTGTCCTGATGCTTTTTTTTGTCCAAAAAATCCAGCAACAGACGAAACAGCACCAGCAACACTTGCAACAGTAGTAAGTATTGCTATAGTTCCTGGATCATATCCTATTTTTCTTGTATTTTTATGTTTCATATTAAAACTCCAATTTTAAAATTAATCTAGACTCATTGCTATTACCAATAGCTATTAAATTTGTATCTTTAAATCCAAATAGTTTATTAAATTTTGCTTCTTTTTCAGTACTACATAATCCATAAACTTCTGTAATACCTCGTTCTTTTAGTTGGTTTAAAATTGTTTTAAAAATATCTAAACAATATCTAATTATACTATAGCTTTTAAAAGTACTTTCCCAAATAAAAGGATTAAATTTAACATGTAATACCCAACCTTGCAAATAGGATTCATAACTTAATCCTAAATAACCTCTGTCTTGTTCTTCATAAAGTATTTCCATTATGGTTTGCTTATTGCTGTAGCTGTAACTCCCCAACCAAGAATTCTCATATCTTTACCCGCAGAAGATTGTATTTTTAAACTAAGAGTTTTTCCAGAACCCCTTAATTTATTTTTAGTTACAATAACACTATCACCATAGTCAAAAGGATCGTTTACTCCTGTAGGAATATAATTTCTTAATAGTCTATAGGCTTGAAATTGATCTCCCCACTTACCACTATTAGCTGAATCAGCCCAATTCCATTGTGCTTGTACTAAACAAGAGGATTGATTACTTAATATTAAGTCATTTCCATTTAATTCATATCCATCTTCAGTTCTATTAAAGTAAAAAAAGATATAAGGTACTTGTTTTTTTCTCATAGTATCTTGAAATAATTCATATCCTGTTACAAGATAACTAGAATAATTAGCTCCCGTTCCAGAACCAGCAGTTTTAAAATCAGTATAACTTGAACTATTAAGTTTAGATATAGTAAATGATGTTCCAGTAATAGTTAAATAACTAAATTGTGAACTTTCACTTGATACAATATCTTCTGTAATAATTACAGTATCAGAACTACTAGTTATTACTTCATCTGACCCTGCCATAACAATTGAATCAGCTGATGCTAAAGAATATCCAGGAATTTCTACATAATCTGCAACATAAGGAGAATTACTAGCTAAACTTGAAAATGAATTTGTATAGAAAGCTTGTAATGTTAAATCTAAAATTAATTCTTTATTGTAAGAATTTAAATAATTTGCACTAGTATATGTGTCAGAATCATTATATAACCAACGAACTCTATTTTCTTTTTCATCATAGAAGCCTTTACAATTATTTTTACCTAATGTAGGTATATCTAAAAATAAAGTTTGAATTGTAGTTAATGAAATTGATTGTGCTTTAAATCTACCTGAAACTTGTTCAGGGTTTATTAAATAAATACCAGCTTTAGACCAGTATAAAAAATTTCCACTTACGTTTACAATTGATTTTGCACTTTTAATTCCATTAGGGGAAACTTTACTAGATTGAAAAGACGTAGCAATAAAGCCACCAGTATCACCATAAATTTCCCAAACACCATTATCTGCAAATACTAATATAGAAGCCTGACTTGCAATAATTTTAAGTATTTGTGTTGCTTCAGGTATTTGAATAGAACCACCATCACTAGTAACTAAATCATTAAGATCAGGATCTGTTGGATCTGCTTCTTGATAACAAAATCCTAATTTATCATCTCCAGTAATTACTGATGTAAAAAATACATAACCAGAATAATTAGGAGACCTTACATCAGAAGAAGTTATATTAGAATTAATTCCTGAATAGAATAGTCTTCCTGCATAAGAACAAACAGTTGTTATATTACCAGCTTCTTGATCTGTTACTAAACTACTTATTCCTGATTTTGATATTCTTGATGATCCTCTATTAAAAGCATCAATAATATAGCTACCTTTAGCAGCTTGAAAATTAGAAGTAGAATTATTTTTTAAAGTTGTAGGATCAAATTTTTCAAAATTAGCATCAGAAGGATTACTAATTTTACCTAAAGTCCAAGGGTCAGCATTACTAGGATAAACTCCAAGAACAGTAAATGTCCTATCTATAGCATCTGCACCAGTACTTGTTTGAACTCCTGTTGCCCAACCTTGATTTCTTAAATTATATTTATGAGAATTTGAAAGCGTTGCCGGTCTAGTATTTACATCAAGAGTATCATTAACTCCCCAAATATCTCTAACTAAAATACTAATAGTTGATTGAGTAACAGTATCAGTACTAGTATTATAAGTTAGTAATACAGGTTTACTTAAATCTGCAGATACAATTATTAACTTATTATTAATTGTAGTTGTTTCAATTTCTGAAGAACTTAAACCAGAAATAGTTATAGAAGAAGCACTATTTAATAAATTACTACTAGGAGCATTTGTTAATAAATCTACAAACCAAAGCTTATCATTTATTCTTATAACGCCAATAGCTTTAGTTGTATCTCCACCAGGAGTTTCCCATTTATGAAAGGATTGCTTACCTGTTGCTAATTGTGCTGATGTATACCCTGTACTTGTTAAACTATAGCCACCTTCATAATCTACTCCTAGACGTCTAGATCTAGAACCATCTCTTTCAAGAACAAAGTTTTCCTCATCAATAGAAGCATTTTCAGGAAAAGTTAAAGGACTTGCTTCGGTAATAAGTCCCTTTACAAAGGTTCTATAAAGTTTTTCTGTTCCTGCAGCCATTAATCTTCCTTAGAAGTAGAGACTTTTTTCTTTGATTCTTGTTTATCTAAATATTGATTTACAGCTGTTTGAGCATAAGTTTCATTAGTAAAAATTCCACTAAGTTCTAAAGGTAGTTCTCCACCAGTTGTAAATTGAATCTTATACTGAGCAGTACTCTTATCTCTTAGTATTTGGATTTCTTTACCATTGGGTGTTATAGAATTAATAGCCATTTTTTTTAGTTTTTTTCATAGGTTTTACTGGGGTTTTCTTTTTCATTGGCATTTTCATTTTAGATTCCTTTTTTTTAGTTGATTTGCTATACTTCTGTGAATTAATAAATGCTGGAGTATTACTAGTTAACATTGTCATTAGTAGCGTCCTGATGAATTTGGTTTACGACCATAATTAGGATAAGTAATACCATTTCTAATACGCCAAGCTTCTTGACTCATTCTACGTTTTTGAGATACAGATACTTGTTCTGCTTTAGGATTAGGCATTTGTTTAAGGGTTACAAAACAAGTTGACTTAGCTTCAGCAAGAAGATAAGTAAACATTTGATCTGGAAGATCTGGAGTAAAAGAGTCTGTTAATGTAAAGGCTACTGATTTTTTACCATGACATTGGGTATTGTTTGCAGTTAAATTAACTTCTTTAACAGAGTCATAAGAATCAAATACTAAGTTTTCATCATCAAATGAAGTAAAGCAAGAGGGTCCTCTATCATTATAAACATTTATTTTAATACCAGTTGAATCACTTACCACTGTAATAAGAGCATCACCACTATCTCTATTATCAGTAATATGTAAGAATTCTTCAGGAGTTTTATATTCTATAACTTGATATAAATTTTTAGTTGCTCCTAACTCTTTATTGTCATACTTGATCCATTTTAAATCTATAATGGAATCAGGTAAAGACATATGAGTAGGTCTTGCTACAGTACTAGTAGGTGTTAATTGAAATAACTCATAAAGAAAAGGAAAGTCTTTTCCATCTATAATATTATAATAAGTAGACTTAACAATTTGAGCTACTTGAAGAGACTCAACACTATCATTAATAGAACTAACTTCATCTGAATCCATATCAGATAAGATATCTTGAACTATTTGAATTAAAGTCATACTAGCCATAATATTACTCCGTTAACCTTATTGCTATCATATTTGCTTCATCTACAGTAATAGCAGTAGCTGACGAAGTAGCATCTCCAGCAATATGAATAGAAAGAACTTGTGAAGCAGTAACTGTTAATAGAGCAGAGCCAGATACAAATAGAGTTTCAGCACCAGGATCTGTTTTATGTACATGTACTTTACGACCTGTTGGAGTACCATCTAATGCTAATTTAAAATTATAAGCAGTACCTGCTGCAAGAGCAGCTGTTGAAAAATTAGCCCAAAAATCTACACGATATGTTCCTGCGTTAGCTAATGTCATTGTTCCATCAGCAGCAGTAGTAGTTACATTTTTTACTAACCCTTGAGTCCATGCTGTTCCAGGATCAAGTCTTGAATATGCGGAAGCGGCAGCTAATGTAAATGAAGTAGCTCCACTTGTAATATATAATTCACCATAAATCTTACCCATTGGGTATTGCCAAGTACCAGAGCCTGCTCCGTCTGCCTGATAAACTTTATTTACTAAAGCAGTAGCAGCTCCTTGAGGTTCTATAATTATCCAATTACCAGATCCAGCACCATCAGATACATAAACTTTATTGACAGTAGCTGAGGCTACGCCTTTAGGTTCATGAAGATTAGCACCTGTAAGTACACTATGTTGTATTGTCATTTAAATTCCTTAAGTAAAAAGAAGGGCCTTCAGGATGAAGACCCATCAATTTATATTACATCTTTCTAGTTCTCGTCAAGTACGTATTCAACAACAAGACGTCCTTTACCAGCTGTTAGATCAGCAACAGTTGGAGTAACAACTACTTCACCAGCAGTAGCTCCAATTGTAAATCCTACTAATGCACCAGCACCTGTATAAACAGCCCCTGCTACAGCAATAGCAGTTTGTGTTAATGAAGCAGCTGTATGCAAACCATCAGCATCAATAGCAACGTTAGCTGAAGTGTAGAAGCCAATATCTAAATCTGTAGTTGTAGAGGTTGATGTAAAAGCTACATCAACATAAAACTTAGATGAGACAATGGTTGCATTTGCAGGAATAACTTGTTGAAGGTTACTTGCAGTTGCAGATGGAAGATCATTATAACTAAAATCCCAAATAGCAGATTTAATTATACCGTTTTTGGTGCTTTGTTGGCCACCAAATTTACCATTTGTTGTTCTAACTCCGTAAGAGTTTAAAACAGCACGTTTTGAATCAAGTTCGAAACCCATGTTATTCTCCTAGTAAGTTAAAGTTGTTGTTAAAATAGTACCTAATGTATCTACACGTTGAGCACCTAAGCCAAAACGTGAAGTTACTTGATACTTGTCTGCTCTTTCTTCATTGTCTCTCCAACCTTCAGTCTTAGGAGCACGTCTCCAAGCATGCATGATTGGTTTAGTACTATCGTCAGAAACACACATAAAGAGATTGGCAACATCACCAATAGCAGCAGTTGTGTTTGCTAGATTGTAAGAAGAAGCATTAAGTGCCTCTGTAGCAGTCTTTACAGGTAAGAAGTTTGAAGTCCAAATATCAAAACCAAAAATGTTGCGAACAAATTTGTGATCTTTAGCAAAACCTTCTGTAATAATACCTTCAAACATTGGATTGTTAGAAACATTCACAAGATTTGTAAGACTGTTTAAAGTTGCTTCAACAATTGGATCAACAATTGCCATGCGACCTGCAGCAGGAACATTTGCTTTATCAAACGCAAGCTTCATACCAATTAGATCTGACATACTTATAACCCTAGTAGTAACACCAGCACCACCACCAATCCAACGGTGAGGACGACCATTTACTAAGTTTACGTTAGCATTAGTTTGAGCAGCATTAGCTACCGCTAAGAAACGTGTTTCATGGTTTTCACCAAGAGCACGTGTTGATTCCATTGCACGCATAGACATTAAAGAATCTATTTGAGCACCATCTTCACGAAGATCATCAGACACTTTCCAAGCATCACCAATGTAATCAGTGATAGTAAGTGTAATATTTCCTGTGTCGATAGGATTAAAGTTTAGTGGTGTATCTTCTGCAGCATCTTGAATTGTTACCGTACCAACAGTTTTAATATTTAAAGTTGTACCAGAACCGAAGTCTGAAACATCTCTATATAAACCTTCTGGCAATAGGTAATCGTGTAAATTATCAAGAATGAACTGAGAATACTGCGTAGCCTCCACAAAGGCTGTTGTATTACTCGTTAACATTGACATATTATTTCCTTATTGTGATAAATTTAATTTAGCCTTTTCTCCTGCAATTTTCCAAGCATTAACTAAATCTTTTGTCGTAGCTCCTTGTTTGACTCTAGCAGATAACTGACTAGGATCTCCCTTTTGATTCAGAGCTTGCGTATTAACTGTACTAGATTGTTGACCTAAAATTTCTGAAGGTCTATTATCTAATCCAGCAAGTTTTAGTACAAGGCTTGGCGTATTAGAAGCTAAGCTATTTAATTGTTGTGTAGTTAATCCAGACTCACGAGCTACAGTATTATAGGCATTCTCTGCATTATTTCCATACTTCTCAGTAAACTTTGCAGCCACTGAATTAGCATTTTGTTTAGCAGATTTTTGCTGTTCTTTGTATTCGATTGTTTGGTCAACCAATTTCATTAATTTATCTTGATCAAATTCACCAGTAGAGAGGTTTTCTCTAGGTTGAATGCCAGACTTAATTTCATCTAAAAGTTCTTCTGTTGTTCTACGTTTAGTTAGTTCTTCTTTTAAAGTTGCAAGTTCAGACTCAAGAGTTTGAATATGCTTCTGAGCATGAGGAACAGATTTTAACGCATCTTCTACAGATGTATACTTTTTACCACTTCCTACTAATTCTGAGGCTTCTGTCGGAATCTCAAATTGAGGAACTTGGCTATCTTTTGTTTGAACTTCGTTGGTACTAGGCTCAATGTTTATATTTTCTTCAGACACTTTTTTCTCCTTGGTCAGGTACTAATGTTTGAAGTTTAGAAAGAGCTTTTTGAATACCTAATTGAAATGCTTGAAACTCACTCCAAGCAGGCAGAGTAAAATTTTCTTCATCTATACATTTACGTTTAGACAAATCAATTTGATCTGTTAGATATTCTTGTATCTCTTTAAAAACTTCTGTTTTTGATAAGCTTTTAGCTTTTTCAGATTTTAAATCCATCTTACAATTATAACATACTTTAACTTAAAAGTCAAGCAGTATTATTTTCATCCATCATTTCAGGAGGAATTTGACTTGTAGTTTGATCAAGCATATTTTCTTCTAAAGGAACTGCCTCTTGAGATTGCATTGTTTGTTTTACTTGTTCAATGATTTGTTGTGTTTCTGCTTGTTCAAATACAGCAACATTATCTTTAATAAACTGATATTGTTCAAAACCCATATATTCTTCAACCATTTTAGCAAGACGTTTAGCAGAAATATGAGGACCAATAAGTTGTCCTAAAGGACTATTAAATACTCCTAACATATTTTGTACAAGTTGTGCTCTTGTTGCAAAATGTCTAGCTCCTATAGGACGTAATTTACCTTTAGCAGTAATATCCTCTTTAGTAATTGACATAAAATCTACAACTCC